AGGGAGACCACGCAATCTTTGTGATGTACCTTTTGCTATGATTCTATCTCCTCTAGCTGTAGTAAATTCTTTTTCTGTCCACTTGCTACCTTTCAAGTCACCAAAGTAATACTGTAATGCAGGGTTCATATCAATATGGTTTTGTATATATTTGATATGGTCTATTGCCTGAGATTGTTCTTCAGAGACCCAGGCAATAAACTGCTTCTTTTCAGGTGGGGCAAAATAGAGTTGATAAAGCAATGCAGTTTTTGCTAGAGTTGATTTAGCATGGCCTCTAGGCAAAATAATACATATACGCTTTTCATCTCCTAACAACAGGTTGCTTAACTCATACTGATAAGGAGCAGGACTAGATTTCATAAAATCTTCTGGTAAAAACATTTGACCAAAAGTAATAATATCTTTTTTAGCTAGTTCTAATGCTTTTTCTTTCTGACTTAAATCAGGTGGTATTATATTAAATTGTTGGGGTTTCTTCGAATTTTTTTTCATATACCCTATCTAACATAACTAATGTTTTCATTGAATGCCAATCACCATCTGGCACTTCTGTAAATGTTTTTGATTTTTCCCATAACTGTGGTCCAGCTACGTAAATCCAAGCTTTTTCTGTTTTACCGTTGTCTAAATTGACATTTACTGTGGTTCTTATATATAAACCACCGTCTACGTTTTCGTATTCATCATACATGTTTAATTCTTCTGGAGTTGTTTCAACGAGCTCTACTACAGCTCCTTTTCCCTTTTCATTCTTAATAATAGCAGGAAAAGACTGTGTTCCAGGAAATACTAAGCTAAAACCTTCTATCCTACCTTTATCAGGATAGTCTCTTCTTAATGTACCATATACAGCTAATCTCATGAATATCCTACCTCTCTTACTATTCCTAAATCAGTTATTTGAAAATTAGTATCATACATAGTCAAACAGTTAATACATTTTAACCTATTAGCTTCTTTTGTTTTGATATCCCAGATATATACTGCGGTTTTTCTCAAATGGTATGAACAGATGTGACAGCGCTTACTTCTCGCGTGTGACTTTAACTTCTTCCAGTTTCTTGACTTCTTTCCCTTGAATTGCATTTAGTTGCTCCTTTGTAAATCCTTGGAACAATGTTACAGATTCTGTTTGTTTTTCTGTATCCATCATACCAGAAAGTTTCATTAATGTTGTTATAGCAGTTAGTTTATCTCTATCAGATGTACCGCCTTTATCTATGATATCGCGCATTTCTTCTAATAAATACAGAGGTGTTATCTCTGCTTCTGCTAAATATTTATCTATTTCTTCTCTAATCAATTTTTTCACCCTATCAGTTTTTAATAATAGTTTTGCTTGTGATTTCGCATAATCTTCTTTTTTACTTGGAAAAGCTTTCATATATGCTTCAACCACATCATCTCCTTTTGCTACGTACTTACTAAACAAAAATTCTTTTTCTGTTACGTGTTTACGTTCTTTCTTTCTTACAGAAGGAGATTTACCTTCAGTTGAAAAGGTGTGCATGTTTGTTTTCATTGGTCCTTGCATCTTAACTTTTTCTGAACATATGAAAGAACCTATGATAGTTCTTACAAATGTGGTCTTTTTTTTAGATTTTCTAAGAATACCTAAATGTAAAACCTCACATACCTGTCCGTCATCAGTTAAAACCCAATCGCCTTTGTTTGAGTGTCTCCAATCTCTTACAAGTGGTAGAGTAACATAATGTTCTCTAAACTCTTCTATATTTTCATATAGATAGTGAGTCACACCTTTTACAACTCTTTCTAACATAATATAACTATTTTTCTTCTTTTTCGTCAACTTCTTTATTAAGTTCATCTAATACAAACCTAATATAGTTGTTGGCAAGAAAACGGAGTTCGTTAGATTTTTGGTCATGTCTCATTAATTCCCTAGCTAATTCATTAGCTCTCTGGAACTGAGCCTTACCCTCGTCTGACAAATCAGATAATGTGAAGTGTACTTCTTGACCATTATCAATTAGTTTATATGTTTCTTCTTTCTTCTTCTTAGCCATTTCTTCTCCTTATAATGGACGTACCATAGGTGGTGCGTGTTCTTCTAGCTTTCTATGTAATAACTCTAATATCTCTACATCTGCGACATTATGGTCATATACATACTTCAAAGACTTTTTATCGCCCCATCTTGCTTTTTGCCAGTATTCTGGTTTGATTCTTGTTTTACCATCAATACCAAAAAACTCTGTTGCAGCTTGCAAAGATGAACGATGTAGCTTTAATTTAGACCTAACTACATAATATAGGTCTTTATGGGACTTTTGCTTGTACATAGGGAAGTATGTTCCGTGATATAGAGCTCTAGTTCTAATAAACGGAATATCAAACCTAGTACCATAATAAGTCATAATAACATCGTATTTGTTCATTTCTTCTACCAAAAGCTCAACAATACGTGCATCTGACTTTTCTGACATAAGTTCTTCTCTTGTAATACAAGCACCAGCAACTTTCTTTACTCCTCTTCCTTTTATACACCAAGAAAGCATAACATCAATATTAGCGCTAAACCCAGTAGATTCAATATCTAGGTACCCAATAGTTATCTCGTGCCCAGTTTTGTATCTTTTAGGTTTTCTAAATCCTAATGATTCTATCTTTCTTGTAACTGCCTTATACGTTCTATTGTATCCTGCTAGCCTTACTTCTTGGTACAGTTGAAATGCAGACTTATTTGTCTTTTCATACTGATGTAATATTACTATTTCATCATCTGACCATAGTTTTCTTTTAGCCATTACTTGCCTCTTTCATTATTAGTATAATTCTTATGTAATTCTAATGCAACAGCAGACAAATAAACACATAAGTCTAGTAGTTCCTCAATACTCTCTTTCAGATTGTCACGAGTTCCGTCAATTGGCACCTGTTCGCCGTATTTTTTGGCGCCGATGTCAAGCCTATCTTTTATCATTTGTAGTATTTGGTCGTTATTTGTCATTTTTTTGGAAAATCTTCCATATCTGGCCTATCTTCTTGGTCTCTAAGCACTCTTTCGTACCTTTTCCAATCTAGGTTCTTACTTATTTTTTCTAGATAGTCTAATTCTTGCTGTAATCTTTGTACAATGTCAGTTCTACCTAGACTTTTGAATTTTAAGATTGCTTTTCTGATTTCTTCCACAGATAATCTCCTATTCCTAGTTGAAATAAACCATTACTTATAGCTTCTATCTGCCTTTCATCGTGTTCTAAGCCAGTATTATAGAAAATCGCGTGTAAAACCTCGTGTATAAGTGTTTCTTTCATTCTAGATGGTGCTATTTCGTCGTTAATATAAATAATATTCTCTTTTACTTCGTGTCTACCGTATAATTCTTTACGTGGATTCTCATGTTCGAGCTCGGTAACAAGTATTTCATACTCATGTCCACCTATATTTATTTTTCTAACCATATTTTACCCTCCCAGTCGGTAAATGTGTACATAAAAATTAGTACATTTATCTTTTGTGTATGCAACTTACATTGGTTTTTATACAGCAGTCAAGAAAATAATAACAAATAATTAAAATATTTATTTTAACAATATGAAAGAAATATCTTGACAAGAAAATTTTTTCTTTTGTACCTTCTAATACTCGGTGCTCTTATAAAAATATATTTATTAAATCATTTTCTTAAATAATACTCGGTGCTCTAGAGACCCTTTCCAAAAATTAAACCGCCGAAAATTTTTCATATCAAAAAAAACATAATATTAACAAAAAAACATCAAACCGCCGCACTTGGTTGAAAAAATGCCCTAGATTGTGTGTGCTTCTTTTTTCGTCATTAGGGGTCGGGTCTTTTTCCTGTTAGGAATTACATAATTAGGTTGAAAATTTACTTTTGGTTTTTTTTATTATTTTGTTGACTTTCTCAAAACTTATTTTTAACGTCTTAGTATGAAAAATAAAAAATATACTTGGTGGATGATTAGGAACGACAAGCTACAATCTCTTTATGATTCAGAAGGTTGGTCTGGTCATCGTGGCAATACTTATCATTGTAGCTTTTATGAACTAGGTAAAGCGCGTGGTAATGATTGTGAGCAACGTAGTAGAGAGCCATGGCCAACACACAAAGACTATTGTCCAAAGTGTCATGAGCGACAACTTAATGAGATACGTAGATATCCAATTAGACGTAATCATGCCACAGGTAAAATGTTATACGACTATTCACATGGCCGACTAAGATGGCCTCAAGAGAAAGGAGAAAAAGATGATTGATATGGAATCAAAGAAAGATAGACAAATCATATGGAATATTATGTATGCAAAGTCTACTCTTAACATAACACCTATCGAACATAAGGTATTCATACCTATCAATACTAAGTAGTATCACACTGGCGGGGCCGAAAGGCCCTGCTTTCTTTTTGTCCTAATAAATATATAAAGAGGTTAGCTGAAGCTACCTTTCTTTTTTTTACTTCGTTTCTTTTTTTTTAGCTAGACAGATATGGGCGAAAATCCTAAAATGCCTAAAAAATCAAAAAAGAGAGAGACCTAAGTCGAGAAGGGGAGAAGGGCTTAGAGGGGCGTCAATTATACATAATATATATTATGCGTACTTAATTTTTTTCTACGTGAAAAATCCCACCAAAAGACACTTCCAAAAAACACAATAGCTGAATCTCTTTTAATGTTGCGTTTGCTAGAT